ATGGGTCTATCACCAGCACAATCAGCGCAAATACAACGGCAGGGTTTTCTGTAGGAACTTTCACTGCTCCTTCTAGTTATATTAACTTTACAACTGGACATGGTTTAACAGCCGCACCAGAAATGGTTATTTTGAAAAGAAGAGATAGCACTAGTGATTGGTGGGTATGGCATAAAGATTTACCTAATGCCGCAACAGGCAGGGCATTAAAACTAAATAGTACAAGTGGCGAAATCAATGGTGCATATTTTGACCAATCAAATATGACAGCAACCACAGTTGGATATACTTCTGGGGTATTTATTATAAATGGTACTTATGTGCAGTATATATTTCATTCGGTTAAAGGCTACAGCAAGATAGGCAGTTATACGGGCAATGGTTCGGCAGACGGTCCATTTGTACACTGTGGGTTTAGACCAGCTTTTTTAATTGTAAAAAGCACTGGCTCATTTGGTTGGATTACAGTTGACGCAAAAAGAGACCCAGATAATGGTGTTAATGCAAATTTATTCCCACATTCTAATGTAGCTGAAGACACAACGTCAAATTTTGTTGCGGCAGACTTTACAGCAAATGGCTTTAAAATAAGAACAACTAGTGGGGGGTCAAATACGTCTGCCCAAACCTATATATTTTATGCGGTGGCAGAAGCACCTTTTAAATCAGCCAACGCCAGATAGGAGATAATAAACATGGCATGGAAATACGGACATAAAACAATTAAACTTGGTAGAGCATGGACAGATAATAATGGTTATCAACATCCTGCTAACTGGGGTACTTGGTCTGCAGAACAAAAAGCAGATAAAGGATTGGTATGGGAAGCAGACCCTACACCTTATGATAATAGATTTTATTGGGGTAGAAATGCAGATGATAGTCTTATTCCAAAAGCTTTAGACGATGTAGTTAATCTTGACTTTAAAACTTCTGTAACTGTTACTGATGATAATGGTTTTCCTGTATATACAATAGGATTAAAAACACAGTTTAAAAGACAAACAAATACTACTGCTAACAGTTTGCTTCAGCCTACCGATTGGATGGTTATTGCAAATACAGAAAGAAGTAGAACTATTAATACAAGTGTAACAGAATATAGGGCAGCAGTAGTGTCCTGTGCTACACAAATTAAAACTGCAATTGATGCTTGTACTTCTATTGGTGACATTGTTGCTTTGTGGGAAGCACCTACAACTGTATCTAATGGTGTTACTAAAGCTGAAGGTAATCAGCCTATTAATAATTGGCCTTCTATGTTAAATAAGGTGTAATGTACTATGGAAATAAGTGCAATGTTATTTTGGAATATTATTTTAACAATAGTTATTGCTCCTGCTTTTTGGGCATTTAAACAAATGTTTTCTGAAGTAAAACGTATACAAATTCTTTTGAATAAAACAAGAGAAGAATATGCAACAAGAATGGAACTACGAGATGATATGCAACAGGTAATGGCTGCATTACATAGAGTAGAAGATAAACTGGACAATCTGTTGTCTAAAAAGTAATTTTATTATATAATTAGAATAATGTAAATTTATAAGGATATATTATGGCATCTTCATATACTAGTAGAATTAGATTAGAAAAACAAGCGGATGGTGAAAATCCAAACTCTTGGGGTGATATTCTAAACCAAAATGTTATTGACCTGTTAGACGATGCCATTGGTTCTTATACAACTGTTGGCACTGCAGGTGTACAATTAGTTAATGACAATACACTTACAACTAATGATGGTAATCCTGACGAGGCTCGTTCTGCAATGCTTGAGCTACTTGGTTATGTAGTTAGTGCATCTGCAGCTAATATTGTCTTACCTGCACAGTCTAAGTTTTATATTGTACACAATGAAGTAACACAGTCTTCTGCAACTGGTACTCTACGTATTATTAATGCAGGGGCAACTGCTACTGGATTTACTGTACCTACTTCTACTACTGGTGCTTCTACATTTCTAATTGCATCTGATGGTGTAAATGTATATGGGTTAGACTCTAAAGGTTTAAAATTTGGTGATGCAACAGATAGAAATGTACTGACAAGTATTGGTGAAATTCAAACTACAACTGTTGACCCTGTAACTTCTGTCACTGCAACAGGTAACTTAGTATTTATTGCTAATACAACTGCAGTTAATCCTAAACTTATGGCATTGTCTACTACTGACATTCGTTATGTTAATTCAAGTATTGGTTACTCAAATGTAATTGGTTCAGACAACGAGTTTAATAGTCAGATTAAAGTAAGTGCAGGTTATGCTTTCTCACCTCTTGTAACTATTGCAGTGTCTGATACAAGTATTTTTGCAGTTGATATGCAAGCAGGTAATAACTTTGTATTTCAAGTAAGTGCAGATAGCACATTAAGACAGCCAGATAATATTAATGTAGGTCAACAGGGTATTATATATGTAGTACAAGATGCAACTAGTGGCGGTAAAACACTTTCATTTGCTAATGATTTTAAATTTAATAATGGTACAGTTCCAACAATAACAACATCTATTAGTGCGGTAGATTTACTTGCATACTCTGTACGTAGTGTAGAAGTATCTGCAAGTGTAACAACTGCATTTATTGACATGGTAGCAATTCAAGACATGAAAAGGTAAGTTATGGCTTCTACAGCAGGAAGACTTACTACTCTTAATTTTGAACCCGGTTTTCATAGAGAATCTACCCAATATTCTGAAAGAGGAAAATGGTATGATGGAAACAGGGTACGTTTTAGAGAAGGTAAGCCAGAAAATTTAAGAGGTTATACCAAAGCAGTGTCAGATAATTACACTGGTATTGCTCGTGACTTGCTTACATGGTCAGATAATGACACTAAAAAACTTATGTCTTTTGGTACAGAAAAATTTCTTTATGCTGTACAATCCTCAGAACTATTTGATGTAACTCCATTTGTCTCTGCAATATCTTTGACAAGTGTAATGAGTACACAACTAAACTCACCTCTTGTTAGTATTAGTATTACTAATCATGGTGTGTCTGTAAATGATAGAATATTTATTACTTCTGCTACTTCTATTGGTAATAGTGGTATTATTCTTGATGGTGAATATTCTGTAGTTGCAGTTGCAGGTCTAAATACTTTTACTATTTCTGCAACAACGTCTGCAGCAGCTACCTACACAGATGGTGGTACTGCAGATTTAGAATTTATTCTTAATGTAGAAGGTACTGTTCCTGTACAGGGAACTGGTTATGGAGCAGGTGTATATAATGCTGGAGCATCTACCACAGGGGCTAGAGCTTGGAATAGACCTGCTGCTGCAGGTGCTGTTACTTTCCTAAATTCTCAATGGACTTTAGATAACTGGGGAGAAGACTTAGTAGCCTGTCGTAGGGGTGGTAGAATTTACCATCTTGATGTAGATGCATCTGTAACACCAGAACGTGCAGTAGTTGTATCTGCTTCTCCTTCTGTTAATAACTACATTCGTGTGTCTCCTAATGATAGACATCTTGTTTCTTATGGATGTAATGAATTTGGTACAGGTGAATATAATCCTATGCTGGTTCGTTGGTCAGACCAAGAAAACTATAACAACTGGACACCTTCTATCTCTAGTACATCAGGTGAAGTTGTTCTTACTGGTGGTACAAAAATTATGGGAGCAATACGTTCTCGTAATGGTATTCATATTTGGACAGACAATGCAATGTTTATCCAATCTTTTTCAGGTCCACCTTTTATCTTTAACTTTCAGAATGTAGGTACTAACTGTGGATTGATTGCACCTCATGCAGCAGTTGATGTTGATGGTGTGTCTTTCTGGATGGGTGATAATAACTTCTATGCTTTTGATGGTAGAGTAAGAGAACTAGATTGTACTGTACGTAGGTATCTTTTTGATAGCTTTAATATGACAAACAAAGATAAAGTGTTTGCAGGAGTAAACTCTGAGTTTAGAGAAATTATTTGGTTATATCCTTCTGCAAATTCTCAAGAACCAGATTCATATGTAATATATAATGTTGCAGAAAATACATGGGTATTTGGTACATCTTTCTACAGTACATTTGCTGACCGTAGTATTTTTGATAATACCATTGCAACAGGTAAAGTTTCTGCTACGGCAAATAACTATGTATGGAATAATGAACCAGATAATGTATATACAGGAGATGGTAAAATACTTTCGTCTTATATTGAATCTGCATCTTTTGATATTGAAGATGGAGATAAAATATTATTTGTAGACAGGATTATTCCTGACTATACATTTACTAATAATGGTAATCTTCAGTTTTCTATTAACTTCCAAGAATATCCAAACGGAACGGTAACTACAAAAGGTCCATTTACCGTTAATAGTTCTACAAAGAAAATTGATTTAAGAGGTAGGGGAAGACAAGCAGAAATTATTGTGTCTGCAAGTTCAAATAGTTCATGGCGTTGGGGTAAGGTAAGAGCTAACGTACAACCAGATGGTGAACGGTAATGCCTAATTATCCTAAACTTCCTAACTACTCTATGGCAAAGACTATGGATGCTGTACAAGTTTATACTGAGTTACAACAATATACAGATACATTAACTTTTGAACTTGATGTTAGGGATGAAGAAATAAATAGTAGACCTGCAACTAAAGTATATAGTGTAGTTACTGTTACCGAAATAGGTAGACCTTCTCCGGGAGATATTGCATTTTCTTTAGGTGAAGAAAAGTTTAAAGGTTATGTAAGTAGTACAGGATGGGTAGATTTAAACTAATGACTAAAGAAGAATATTTTAATTTAATTAATAATAGTACCTATGTTAGTAATGTAAACAGTGGAACTACTGTAACAACTGACTATTTTGGAACTAAAACTGTACAAGGTATGGCATATAACCTCGGTTCGTTGTATAATAAAAGCAGTAATTTCCAAGCAGATATGACTAAAGCACAATCAAATTACATGACACCAAATAAGGCAAAACTATAATGGCATATTTTACAAATAGACAAGCACCTCAAAGTGGCATAGCAAACTTACTTGCTATGAAAGGACGTATGGGTGACACAGAACTGGTACATATGTCTAAGCCAGAAATAAATATGCTACGGTCAATGGGTAAACTTACATCTAATCCTATGACAGGATTGCCTGAAGCTTTTAATTTAGAAGAAGCAATGAGTGGTTTAGCAGGGTTAATTAACCAAGATATGACTGGTAAAGAGGCAATGCAGGAATTAATGAACTATGGGCGTAATAAAATAGCCCAATTTAACGAACCACCAATTCCTGAGCCTACAATGCCCGTACAGCCACAAGTGCCTATGCCGGGTATGATTCCTAATCAGCCTATGGAGATGCCCACTCAGCAGCCCTTAAACGAAGGAAATTTTTCAGGTCAGGGTGGAATTGCAGCACTTGCAGGGGGTAAACGCCCATTTGAAGGAATGTTGGACGTAAAACGTGGTGGTGGTTCTATGGACGGTATGTCTGACGATATTTTATTTAAAGTTAAAGGTGACCCAGTTATTGATAAAGCACTTCTTAGTAGAGATGAATATGTAATACCTGCCGATGTAGTATCTAATCTTGGTAATGGTTCATCTGATGCAGGTGCAGAAAAACTAGATAAGTTTTTAGGAGATGTTCGTGAAGAGTCAACGGGAACACGCAAACAAATTAAGGAAATTGACGGAGACAAAATGTTAAGGGAGTTAGCCTAATGGTTGCACAATATACACCGCCAGCAGATTATAAATCTGGTCTAAAGGAAATTTTAGGAGAAGCAGGTAAGATTTACCAGCAGAAGAAAGCTGCAGGGTATCAGACTTATCAAGGTCCTCAGATTGCAGGATTTGCTCCTGAAGAACAGGCAGCCATGCGTGGGATTGCAGGACTTGTAGGTACAGGACAACAATACTTTGCCCCTGCCACTGCTTTAACAGCAGGAGCAGCCCGTCAGTTTACTCCTACCGAAGCTGCTGCTTATATGTCTCCTTATCAACAAGCAGTCGTAGACGTTGAAAAACGTGAAGCTTCTCGTTACTTTCCACAACAGATGCAACAAATTGGAGCACAGGCTGCAGGTGCAGGTGGCTATGGTGGTTCACGTCAAGCAATCCTTGAAGCCGAAACATTACGTAACCAAGCACAACAACTAGCAGATATCCAAACCCGTGGTTCTCAACGTGCATTTGAAGATGCAAGAAAAGCATTTGGTGAACAGCTAGGTAGAGAAAGAGGTGTAGCCTCTAGTCTTGCACAGCTAGGACAAACAGTACCACAACAAGCAATGGCAGAGTTGTCTGCTCTTGCAGGTGTAGGTGAAGCCCAACGTGGTATGACACAAGCAGGTCTTGATATTGCAAGACAAGAATATGAAAGACAGTTAAACTTCCCATATGAAGCTCTTGGACAATATCAATCTACTGTATATCAAATGCCTCTACAAGGCTTTTCAAGATATCAACCTGTAGCTAAACCTTCTGCTACACAAAACCTTGCAGGTGTTCTTGGTGCAGTAGGTAAAATAGGTAGTGGTTTTGGATTATTTAAAGAGGGTGGTCATGTAGCTTTCCGTTCACAAGGTGGTTTGTCTGGTATGGTAAATAGATTAGCTGCAGGTACAACTGTAGGTTCTGATGTAGAAGAAGATACAACTGAACAGACAGTAAGCCCTAAAGCTGCTTTGCTAGAATCTTTATTAAAAATGCAAACAGGTTTAACTGATTATCAAAAACAATTACAAGAAACTACACAAGAACAACAACGTCTAGCAGCAGAAAAAAAAGCTAGGTTAGAAAAACAAGCAGGACCTGCTGAGTATATATCTGATTTACTATTAGGTTATGCTGCAGCAGACCCTGAAAAGGGAATGGCTGGTCAGATTGCTGAAGCTGCAATGTATGCAGATGAACAAAAACAAGCAGTACAAAATGCATTAGAACAGATTGAAGCAGATTTAGCTTCAGGTAAGCTAACCCAAGCAGAGGCAGCTATTAAATTACAGCAACTTCAAGCATCTACTCTTGGAGATGTTATTGAAGCTACAGACGCAAATACTATAGATGCTACAACATATAATGCTTTAGCACGTCAAGCTAAAGAAAGAGCAAAAATGACGTGGAATCCAGCTACAGAATCTTATGAAGGAAGTGAGCAACAAGCAGAAGAAGCTGCAAGACTTTTAAATTCTGCATTAGAATCTTTTAAAACAGGTGGTTTTCAAGCTGCTCAAAGAACAATTACAATGGGGCCACAAGTTTCTGATATAAGTGGTGGTGGTGCTGGTGCTAGTCCATCTGAAAGCACTGATGTAACAGGAACTGAAACAGGTAAAAAAGCTGACGAGTTAATTCAAGGATTAGAATAATAAATGGCTATTGCTCCTAATACACAAGAGTTTTATAACTTAAAACAAAGTGTAGAATCAGAAATAACTGCTGGTAATATTAAAACCAAGGCTCAATTAAAAGAGCTTTTGGAAGCACAAGGTATTAACTTTGATAAGTTTATGTCTGTTGATAAGGAGTATGAACGTAGAAAAAAAGCAGGTACTCTTACAGAAGACACTACATTTGACCTTGGTAAAATTGTAGGTTCTGCAGTTGGTAAAGTTGCAGAAGATATAGGTCAAGTAGGCGGTGATGTAATAGAGTTTGTTGGCGGTAAAGAAACGAGAAAAACTGTAGAAGGTGCATTACAAGATGCGGCAGATTTTCTTGACGAGACATTGCCTACTCAAATAACTTATGCAGCTAAAGAAACATTTGACCCTAAACTTTCAGATGTTGGTTCTATAGATGTTCCTTATTTAGGAGAAGTATCTGTATCTCCTGAAGGTATTGCTGCTGAACTTACTTCTTTTGCTGTTCCTGTTGCAGGTGTTACTAAAGCTACAAAGTTTATAAAGCCTGTAACAAAATTAGGTAAAACAGCTAAAGTTGGAGCAATAGGTGTAACTGCTGATGTGTTGTCTCGTGGAGAAGACGAAACATTTGTGACAGAGTTTGCTGCACTTGTTCCAGAAAGTGAAGAAGTTTTACAACAATTAGCTATTGACCCTGATGATGGTGTAGCAGAACGTAGATTAAAACAAATAGTAGACTCTGCTATTGCAGGTGGTATTATTGCTATACCTGCTGCAATTGCTTTTAGATTATTAAAAGGTGGAAGTAGAAGATTATTAGGTAGGTTTAATGCTGTACGTAACCAAGGTATTAATACGCCTATAAGTAGAACACCTACAGCTACTGCTACAAGAGCAACTGTAGAAGAAACATCTCCCGGTATATTTAATCAACGTGGTCAAATTAGTCAAGCTATAGCAAAGATTAATACTAAACTTGGTAGAGCATTAACTTCTACTGCAGGATTACCTCAACCTTTATTTGAAGCTTTTATTAGAAAGAACCAGTTTGTTCAAGCTTCTTCTGCTCTTATACAAAAAGAAGCAAGAGCTTTAGAAAAAGCATTAAAAAATTCTAATGTAGATAAGCAGTTAGTAAATCGTTTACTTATGGGTGAGACATTATCTGCACAAGAAATGGCACAGATACCTGAAAATATAGTAAATCAAGTAATGCGTATGCGTACTAAGATTGATAATAATTCAAGAAGAATTTTAGATGCATTAAATTTACCCGATGATAGTCAGCTTCGGGCAGTAATAGACCCTGACACAGGTGGTGCATATCTTACCAGAACATTTGAATTTTCTACAAATCCTAAATGGTCTAAAGATGTAGCTAAAGCAATTAAAAATGAACTATCAGATACACCACACAATGCTGACGTATTGTCTGCTGTTCGTAATGCACAAATACATTTAGCAAGAAATAATCCTAGTTTGTCTCCTGAACAAATTAATGGATTAATTATGGATATGGTTGATAGAGGAAAAACTAAAAACTCTGTTAGTGTATTGTCTGAATTAATATCCAATGGTACTGGTGGACCTTCTGCTAAAATTCTTCGTGGTAGAAAAGACCTTGATAGACCAATATTAGAATTGCTTGGTGAGGTTAAAGACCCTGTAAGAAACTTTACAGAAACCATGACCAATCAAAATAAACTTATTGCTAAAGCAAATTATATTAAAGATATTAAAAATTTTGCTGAACAAAATGTAGGTAGAAATGTTAGAATAAAAGGTTTGTTTCCTTTTTTACCAGAAGAAACTGCAACATTTTTACGCAAAGCAGAAATAACTCCTTCAGGTTTAGATGTAAGAGAGTCTTTAGAATCTCTTGCACAAAAAGAGTTAGGTGCTTTTGGTGCAGGTGGTGAATCTGTTGGACTAAACAAGTTTGTTACAACAAAAGAATTTAGTGATATGCTTGACAAAGGTATTGATACTTTTGGTGTAGACAATCCTGTAGGTAAGGGATGGTTAAATATTTTTGCTAAACCTGCTGCTGTTGGTCAGGCTATGGAAACAGTGTTTGACCATACTGCTCACTTGGTTAATACTTATGGTATGGTACAACAGTTAGCTATGAATGGTGTACTATATCGTCCAAGAGTTGTTAAAGAAGCTATTAAATCTGCTAAAGCTATGTATGAAAAAGCTGCAAAGGGAGATGAAGAAACTCTTAAATTTTTACAAGCACTAAAAAACAGAGGCATTATTGATTCTAGTGTAGTAGCAGAAAATATTAAAAAGAATATTGATAGATTTGGTGATGGTGCAGAAGGTGTAGAAGGTGCTCTTACTAAAGCAATTAAAGCTCCTTTCAGAGGGATGTCTGCAGTTTATGGTGGCGTAGATGACTATGGTAAAATTGTTGCTTTCCAAGCAGAATATAATGCATATAAAAAAGCATTTCCAAATTTAACAGACGAAGAAATATTTAATAAAGCAACTGAAACAGTTCGTAATACTATGCCTTCTTATACTACTGCTGCACCTGCAGTTCGTGCATTGGCTCGTTTACCATTTGGTACATATGCAACATTTCCTGCGGAAATGGTCCGTACAACTAAAAACATTATTATGCAGGGTGCTAAAGATATTGCAGAAGGAAAGAGAACCAATAATCCTGAGTTAATAAAAATCGGTATGCGTAGGCTTGCAGGTATTGGTGCAACAACTGCAGGTATAGAGTTTGCTATTAACAATAACAATAACCAAATGGGTATATCTGAAAATGAAATACGTGCAGTTAATTTAACTGTACCTGATTATCAAAAAAATACAGAAAAAGTATTTACTCAGCCTTTTTATAGAGATTCTACCACAGGTGAAATTATGACAAGGTTTATTGACTCAGGTACTCTTGATTCAATGCAGTATATTAAAGGACCTACTCGTGCAATCATTGCCCGTGTCCTTGCAGGAGAAGACATTACACAAAGAGAATTAGATGATGCGTTACCAGATGCAATAGCTGAACTGTACTCACCATTTGTATCAGAAAAGTTTTTAACTGAAGCAGTTATTAATGCTTATCGTGGTGTAGACGCAGAAGGTAATGAGCTTAGTACTGAGGAAAGAGTAAAGGGTCTTTTATCTGTAGGTATACCGGGAAGTATTAAGGCAGGTCAAAAATATCTTAATGCTAAACAGTCTGAGATGTTACGTGGTGAAGGTCGTGGACAAACTGCTGCAGGGTTTCCTATGCGTAAAGATGATGCAGCAACTTTCTTTGCTACAGGTATAAGAAATAATACTATGAATTTAGATAAGTCTGTTAGCTATAGTCTTTATCAAGACTCTCAAGAAATTAATAAAGCATCTGCAGAATTTTCTGCTTATTTAAAAACTGTTGCTGATAAACAACTTACACAACAGGATGTTAATGATATACTTGAAAAATATGTAGAAACACAACTGGCTAAGAAAGAAGCTATGGCTCGTATGGCAGATAAAGTTAATGTTTTTAGAAATGTGGAGTTTTATGAAAAAGGAAAAGATGGTAAAATATATAAAACAAAATATGGAATTGACAATATAGTTAAAGCTTCTACAGGTAAAGGTAAATATAAAATTAATCCTAACTTAATATATGGACTAGCTCAAGGCGATAAAGGTCAAGGAGTATTTGTACCTGATAGTATAAGTTCAGGACAAATAAAAAATATGTTAGTAGAAAGAAAGTTTCCACCAGAATTAATTCAAGGACTTAAAAGATTAGAGGGTGCTCTAACAGGACAGCCACTAAGAAAGGTAACAGAATAATGGCAAAAAAGAAAAACAAAAAGACAAGCACAAAAGGTTTGGCAGGTATTCCTGTTTATGGTTCTAATGCCAAAACAGGTAAGGATATTCGCCTTAATAAAAAGGTTAAGCCTAAGAAACTAGATGGTGGTTATAACTATCTTGGTGATGTAGAAACAGTTACTGTACCTAAACAGTGGCTGTCTTCTCCTGACCACGTAGTTGCAGAGCTTGCTTACATTACTCCTGCTGAACAGAAAATACTTATTGATGCTAACCTTTATGGCTCTCTTGATGGTAAACCAAACCGTGCTCCCGGTGGCTTAATGTCTCTTCAGGGTGACTTTGGTGGTGGTGATACCTACAGTGGTGGTGGAAGTGAAGGTGAAAGTGAAGCTGCTTCTTCTAGTAGTTCTTCAGATTCTGGTTCTTCAGATTCTGGTTCAGATGATGGTGGGGCATATGACGATGACGATGTAGATGCAGAAATTGCAGAAATGTTTGGACAAGAAGTTGCTGCTAGAGGCAGAAGTGTAGACACAGGCAGACCTTCTCGTGTAAGTTTTGGTGGGTATGACCCAAGTTTACAGGATGAAGAACAAACATCTGCTATAACTATTCGTGATTATGATTCTAAAACTGGAAGAGGTGGAGATTTTTTAAGTGAACAGGGAAGAGAAGATTTAAATGTCCTTGCAGAAAAAGCTTCAGAATATTTTAAAAGCCCTATTACAAAAGCAGTAACAAAACTAGAAAACCTTTCTCCTTTAGCTAGATTAGTTAGACAAGTTACTGGTGTTCCTAGTATTACAAGAACTAAAGCAGGGCTTGCTGCAGGGCGTATAGGAGAAATGCAAACAGGTGTTCAGGCAGGGGGTACAGTTAAATATGATAGTGCTGGTAATATTGCTTATGTAGAAATGCCTGATGGAACAAGAGTAGGTGAAAGAACAACTGGTTCTGATGGTGACAACCAAAAATCTAATGGTGGTGGAGCACCTGCTGCTGCAGTTTCTGCTACACCTGCGATTACACCTAATGCTTATTATCAGAAGGGTGTAGGTACACAGACTCTTGATTTGTCTGACCCTGTACAACGTAGACTGTATCTACAAAATATTATTGGTGGAACATCTAGTCCAATAGGTGGGTTTTATAATCCATTTGATGCAACATATACTACGCCAGACGGTAAGGTTTCAGGACTAGATATATTTAAGAGAAAATAATGGAGAATCAGTCATTAATAACAGACAAGAAAACGTATCAAAAGAACAGGCGGTACATGGCATGGACTGCTCTTGTAATGATGGTTGTAGCAACGATAGCTGTGCTTGTAAGTCCGGCAAGGTTTGCCAGTGCGGAAGCCATACTGATGATGATGTATGGAAGCCTGTCGGCTCTGGTCGCATCTTATTTTGGGTTTAGTAAAAAATGAAATACAGTGAGTCACATTTCTTAGATAAGCTTATAGAACATGAAGGCATGGTTCTTACTGTCTACAAGGATACTCTTGGCATAGACACAATAGGTATTGGTAGAAACTTAAAAGACCGTGGAATAAGCAAAGAAGAGCTAGACTATATGGACTATCCAAGTATGGATGCTGTCTATCAACATGGTATTTCAGAAGCAGATGCTCGTTATCTTGCAATGAATGATGTAAAAATAGTTGAACGTGAGCTTTGTGCTGTCCATCCTTGTGTAGAAAAGCTAGACGGTGTACGTCAGTTAGTACTAATGGATATGGCTTTTAATATGGGTGTTCCAAGATTGTGTAAGTTTAAGAAGATGTGGAACGCAATCTATGACGAAAACTTTGAAGCTGCAAGTGTTGAAATGATGGATTCAAAATGGGCAAGGCAGGTAGGTCAACGGGCTAAGAAACTAAGTGATGCTATGAAAACAGGAGAATTTTAATGTCACTAATAGAAAGAGATACCAGTGCGGAACAACTTAACAGATTACTTAAAGCTTTAGGTATGGAAGCAGAACCTGTTAGAAAAACACCATCTGGTAAAGTAATTGATACTAATCCTATTAAAGATAGAGCACAGAAAGTTACCAGAGGTAAACCTAAACCTCAAAAAGTAACAAAGACAAAGCCTCTTCCACAAAAGGCAAAACCTTCTAAAGCTAAGAAGTCTACCATATTTGGTATTAGTTTTAAGTCTGGTGGTAAGATAAGTGCTAAAAAAGGTAAGAAACAATCAGGACATAATAGGTTATACTAATGGGTATTCCTAGTTCAATGACACGTACAGGAAAGCATGAGCCTTGGGAACTACAGGTTTCTAGGGAACAGATTGCTTTTCATGAATCGGTATACAAGTTTGGATATAATCCAGATATTAATGGAACAGAAGAAACCCTTTGGTCACAAGGTGGTATATATTCTTACCCTACTGCTGCGGCTCAGTTGTATGTAAGTTCTAGCAGTGGTGATGATGCGAATGGTGGAACAGGTGCTAACTCTGTAAAAATTATTGGTCTTGACGCTGATTATAATGAAGTAGAAGAAGACATTACACTTACTGGTCAGACGCAGAAAATTACTCAAACATCTTGGATAAGAGTTTATCGTATGTATATTACTCTTGCTGGTTCAGGTGGAGTTGCTGCAGGAACTATTTATCTTGCAAACACCGGGGCAAGTGCTGGTGTTCCTACAGGTACTATTTATGCTTCTATTCCTTTAGGTGCAGGTCAAACAGAAATGGCTGTTTATACAGTACCTGCTGGATATACTTTATATCTTGATGACATTAACTTTACTTCTGCAGTTTCACAGGCAAACTCTTATGTACAAGTTAGATTTTTACAAAGAAATTTTGGAACAAATGTTTTCCGTGAACAACTTAGAATTGTATTACAGTCTAATACTTTTATTGATAAGTTTTCATATCCACTACGAATACCAGAAAAAACTGATATTGAATCTCGTGCGATTAGTGTGGGAAGCAGTAATAACTTTGTGTCTTCATCATGGCAAGGCATATTAATTAAAAATGAAATACCACCTCAGTAATGTTAGGTAAAGTTTTAGAAATATCGGGAGACAACTATGTTAAACCTTCTCGTTGGTCCAATTGCAGAATTAGCAGGTACTTGGCTAAAAGGTTCAGTAGAAAAGACAAAAGCAAATGCGGAAGCAAAGGTAGCCAAAGCAAAAGCTGAAGCTACTATTATGGAAAAAAAAGCCACTGGAGAAATCGATTGGGATTTGGAAATGGCAAAGGGAAGTCATACGTCATGGAAAGACGAATGGCTTACTATTCTGTTTTCAATCCCATTGATTCTTGCTTTCATTCCGGGTATGGAAGATTTAGTAGCTAATGGATTTGCTCAACTAGAAGCAATGCCTGAGTGGTATCAGTACAGTTTAGGCATCATCGTTGCTGCCAGCTTCGGTGTCCGTAGTGCTACCAAGTTCTTCGGTAAGAAGTAATTCTTCTTCTTCCTCACCATCATTAAATTCATCTGGAAATGCTTCTGCAAAAAGAAGAAAGCACTGTTCAAATCCTAGTGCTTGCATAATACCTTTGATGTCTTCTTCCAGACTTTCTGTTGTCTGTTCTTCTACATCTGCATTGTTACCACGTACACGAGACAACAACTCTAAAGCTTTCAAAGCTGTTGTACCATGTCCACCATTACGGGCTACTTCATATTGTTTTTCAATCTCACTGACCACATCAACATTTGTGGTCATTTCATTTGTGAGTTCTTTAAGCCTTTCCTGTATTCGTTCTTCTTGTAAAAGTCTATGACCTTGGTTATAGGCAGATGCCTCACTATATCCTGCAGCCTTTGCCGCTTTCGTAGCATTTCGACTGAGGACATAGTTCTGGCAAAACTGCTCTTGTTTATCATTAAGCTGCGACATTCAACAACTCTGAGTAATGTTTTTCCTGTCCTCTCTTAGAAGACTTCCATACTTCTGAGCACAGTGTATTCTCACCGTGGAAGATTACACCCATGTCAATCTCCATCTGGTCAAATAGTTTCTCACAATCCTGTGCCATAGCAAGTAACTCACCTGTAGTCCAGAAGTTTTTATTATTTAATTCTACCTTCATGTACTTAGGTTTATTCTGTTCTGTGTCTGTAGTTTCTTTCTTCATTTCTTCTGTAACTTCTGGAACAGAACAATCAAAACCAAACAGTTCAAAGTTTCTAAACCCTAGTGTATGACCAATGGCAAGTGTTCTCATTGCTGCACAAGTACCACCAGTAATAAGAGTAGAACCCTCGTCAATACCTGTTTCCTTATCCACTACAATCTTGTCCTTTACTTCCATGTCACGAAGAGCATCTGAGTATGCTTGCCATCCTTTTACTCTTGCACCCTTGCTAAGAAGATGCTTAGTAACAGAAGGGTCAGTCATAGAAGCAACAAGGAATATTGTCTGTTTGTCTACTTTCTTAAATAAATCTTTACGTACTATTCCATGAGTACTTGTACCATCAATGTGTCTTGGGTCTAAGATTACACAAGCAAAAGGTTTAATACCATTAGCAATAAGTTTAGGATAGCTGTGCTTAACACAGAATACTTTATTGTTAGTTGCCTTGATACGTTCCTTTAGCTTTTTGTAATCTACTTCACCACCAGAGACAATGATTGCAGTTTCGTCATTAACTTTACTTGTTTTAATCCAATCAAAGTCTTTAATTAATTTTTTATTTTCTTTTACATTATTAATTATCTCGTCCTTTGGTCTTGAATCTCTAGGTGTAACCACAATAGGTACACGAGTTAATTCATCTGGTAATTTGGGTAGTCCTTTTTTGTTGGCTACAAAACAAAGATGTGTAATGCCACCACCAAGAACCCCGTCAGAACTAGGCAATACCACCTTTCCATAAGCTTCAATCTCCGACATAAGTTTATTAACACCAAGATGTTCTTCTTTTGGAAGATTACCATTCTTATCTTTAGAGAAGTAATCATCAAAAACAACAACAGGGATATGGTCTTTTACATTTTCCCAATCTGCTTTCACTGTCTCATAAGAATGTCCACCATCTATATAAGCAAAGTCTGCTTCTTTAAGTTTCTTACAAGCAGGAACAGTTTTCTTACTGTCTCCTTTGTGTAATTCAAAAGAAAAGAATTTATTAGTTTTAGCCATACGATAAGAAAAATCATCCAACCTTTTATCAACAGCTTCTATCATATTGTGTGCTTTACTATTCATTTCATATTCATCTGATTGCTCTGTTGCATCCTGAAACAAATCAAAGCCAATGTAATGTACTTTGTCTGTATGTTCAAATGCAGCAAGAGCCATTTCAATTGCACGTCCACCGTTCCACGTACCAGTTTCTAAGATAGTACTAGGCTTGTAGAAACGCACTATGTCTGCAAGTTGCTTGTACCTCTTAGGTCCTGTCACGTCAGGGGCTACTTCTGTACTACTTAGTTTCTTTTTTAGATTGCCCTTGTAGTGGTTAAAGTATTCAGACAAAGGTGACTGAGAAAATGCTGCTAATCCTTTGGCGTGTTCAGATAGATTTTTTGTGACCATTCCGTGGGCTTTGTAGATGTTGAGGAGTCGCTCAAAAATGAATCCGTCATGCCACTCTCTATACGCAATGGTTTCTCCGATAGTGTATGCCCCACGGAAATCAGCAATAATGCTACAAGTATTATGAGAAGAGAGATTAAATCCAAGAAAACTTGTTTCACTGTAGTCTGCATCCTTTCTGCCAAGGTGTACAAGGTCTGCCTTATCTGGCAACCATTTAGGAAATTGTTTTACGTCCAACCTTTTGGTAGTTACTGTGTCTGCATCCAACCAAATCATCCAGTTGCTTTCGTCATAAGCTTCTTCTTCCATCATTTCAAATGCAAGGTCAGACAAAGCATATACCTTATGACACCATTTGATTGCATCAAGCCGCCAGTTATATGGCTGAGTTCCACCATGAGTACCATCATAAGTCTTCATGCGTTCACGATACTGAACCATCTCCTGAATGTCATTAAGGTTACGATACTCAATTGACTCAGCCTGTGGTGCATCAACAGAGTTAATATCAAAGTCATGATAGTAAGCATAAAGCTTAAAGTGTTTTGGATTCCACTTTTCTACTACACTTTCCAGCATATTCTTGGCATACTGATGGTAGCCACTCTCACTAAATGAGGTTACAAATACATACATTATAATACTTCTCCTACTAGTTTATCCATAAACACTTTGCTTTTAAAGGCTTGCCATTCACCAGCATATTCAGTATCTGATTTACGTTTACCTTCCCAATCCTCAAACCAAGGACCACCTGTGGTAAAGTGTACATTTTTAGGTAAGATGTTTTCTGGTGACCAGCCATCTAGCCAATTCCACTCTGGTTCAATAGAACCAATCTCGTCATTAGACAACCAAGAAAAACTATGTAACCAGCTACCTGACTTTGTGTTTACATCATCTACAGTTAGATTTAGATTAGAAGGATGTGAACAATTCCATAGAACAAAGCTAGACCAGTTCTTACGATTATAGTTTTGCTGTACTTGTCCATCCATCTTTAAACCTTCATTAGGTCTATAGTTATGTTTAACTACCTGAACAGCGTACTCTTCACGTTTACCATAGGTATTAAATAGTTCCTCAATATCCCAACGTACAAACATATCTGCATCCATAAACAATGCAAGACCGTCATACTGATTAAGGGCAGGAACTAGGAAACGTGTGAAGGTAAAGTCAGAACTAAATGGTCTGCCATCAAACTCGTCTATCCTAGTAATAGACTCAGCGTTACTGTCAAAGCGAATAGTACGCCTATACAAACCTGCTCTACGAAGGGCTGGTTGTACGAGAGGTATGATGTCATACTTTGTATTGTATCTTTGAATTGATTTACGTAATACTTCATAAGCTTCATGCTCCCTTGAATCATATCCTACATAAATTACTGGTCTTTTTTCTATAAACATAGTATTACCTAAACAATTGAAAAGAACTAGTGTACCCCAAGCTCTTCATTTCTTCACGAATTAGTTTGTCAGCTTCTTGTCGTGCCTCAATAGCTGCACGAAGACCTGCTGTTTTCTTTTCACGATACTGTTTTTTAAGCTCCATTAAATGTGCTTCAGTATCTTTAATTTCTTGTTCAAGCATTGATAAATCTTCCATCATATACTCCTTTCAATTACAATTATTATAATTATACTTTACCAACCTATAGTTGTCAATCTTTTTTTCTAAACCTATGTTTAAAGAATACTATAAGGTTAAGAGCAGTGTTTACAGTAATCATTATTAATATCCACCACTGCCACCACAACAAGTCTAATCCACTACACTCAATCACTTTCATTCTCCGTTTTCCAAAAGTATTCTTCACTGTCTCCCAATGTTCCCCAATCTGAGAAAGGATTTTCTACTTCATAATATTCTGTAGATACTTTAAAGTCTGGTATCTTAACATCTTTAGGTGAAAGAGATACATCATATATTCTCATTCTGTTGTTAGGGTAAAGACAATACTGACCGTTCTCAAGTTCAAGACAGTTAAATGATTTATGTTCTTGTGGAACTTCACTTACGTTACAATCTACTTGTTGAATGTTCTCATGTAGATTGTCCAGTGTAAAAAGATATTTACCGCCTATCATTCCATGCCTCTTTGTTCGAGCTTGGAAGCCCATAGAACCTATGAATTGTTTCTCAATGGCAGTTAC